GCTCAGGCTATCAGTAGAATCGGCAAGACCAGAAAATAATAAGATATTTCTTTTAAAGGAGTAAATAAATGGAACCCAGTATACTAACAGAACAACTTGAGAAGAAATGGCAGCCCATTCTTGAGCATGCCGATCTTCCTGAGATCAAAGACTCGTATCGTAAGCAAGTCACTTCGATTCTTCTTGAGAATCAAGAGAAGCACCTCAAGGAGGCTGCACCAGCCAACGCAACCGTAGGAGGTGGAAATTATCCCATGAACAATTGGGATCCCATTCTCATCTCTTTGGTTCGTCGTGCAATGCCCAATTTGATTGCTTATGATGTTTGCGGTGTTCAGCCCATGTCTGGACCAACCGGACTCATCTTTGCTCTCCGCAGCCGTTACAACACTCAAAGTGGTGCAGAGGCTCTGTTCAACGAAGCACAGACCAAGTTTGGTGGTGCTGGTGGAACAGCTTATAACAACTCGTCCACAGGAAGTGGTGCAACCAGTGGTCTCGAAGGTGGAAGTGTTGATCCTCTTGCAACAATTTCGACAAGTGGTGTCAATGCAAATCTTACACCAACTGGTGCTTACAGCACTCAGGCTGGTGAATCGCTCGGTGGTGTTGCTGCCGACTACTTCCCAGAAATGGCATTCAGCATTGAGAAGACAACTGTGTCTGCAAAGACTCGCGCTCTCAAGGCAGAATACACAATGGAATTGGCACAAGACCTCAAGGCAATTCACGGTCTTGACGCCGAAACCGAACTTGCTAACATCCTCTCGGCTGAAATCCTTGCTGAAATCAACCGTGAAGTTGTTCGCTCGATGTATTCAACCTCGAAACTCGGATGCCGCGCTGGAACAGTTCAGACCGAAGGTATCTTCGATCTCAACGTAGACGCCAACGGTCGTTGGTCGGTTGAGAAGTATAAGGGACTCATGTATCAAATCGAACGTGAAGCCAACTTCATTGCTAAGGACACTCGTAGAGGAAAGGGTAACTTCATCCTCTGCTCGTCCGATGTTGCTTCGGCACTTGCAATGGCCGGTGTTCTTGATTACACCCCCGCACTTTCGACCAACCTCAATGTCGATGACACTGGTAACACCTTCGCTGGTGTTCTCAATGGCAAGACCAAGGTTTATGTCGATCCTTACTTCAGTCAGTCAGTTGCTTATGACTTCTGCATGGTTGGATATCGCGGAACCAGCCCATACGACGCTGGTATGTTCTACTGCCCATACGTTCCATTGCAGATGGTTCGTGCAGTTGGTGAACAAACCTTCCAACCCAAGATTGCATTCAAGACACGTTATGGAATCGTCAACAATCCATTCGTTTCTACCGCAACTGTTGATGGTGGATTTGGAGACAAGTCAGATCCAACTTCAAGTGGTGTTCGCGCCAACCCATACTACAGAATCTTCCGTGTTGACAACCTACTCTGATAGGTTAACGGGAAAGATAAATAGAAGGAGGGGATGGAAACATCCTCTCCTTTTTTCTTTTGGAGAAAAACATGGCAGAAATCAATGTATCTGATGCAAGTGGTAAACAGCCAAGAAAAGGTGGGTTTTATGCGAATCAACCCTCAAACAAAAACTTTTTGGAACCAACGGGATTCAAATTGGAAATCCCTAAAATACCAAATACCACATTTTTTTGTCAGAGTGTAAACATTCCTGGTATAGCAATAAGTGAAGTCGAACAACAAACAGTTTTCAATCCTATTTTATATCCAGGTGGAAAGGTTGAACATGAAAATTTTACCGCCAGTTTCATAGTCAATGAAAACTTGGAAAATTGGTTGGAAGTATACAAGTGGATAAGAAGCTGCAGCACATACAAGAATTATGATGATGTAGTTCCTGTCGATAAGAGTTTGGTGAGTGATGCAGTTTTATTCATTCTTTCGAGTAAAAACAATCTGATTGCCAAAGTATCATTTCAAGGATTGTTTCCAAAATCTTTGTCTTCAATTGATTTTGACTATGGAGACACTGAGCTTGAAGCATTGAACGCATCTGTTGATTTCGCATTTACCAGTTTTGAAGTAGAAGTTTCTTGACTTTCCTAAAATGAGTGTTATACTTCGTTTATGACTTTTGATGAAATTAAAAAAATGGTGGAAAAGGATGTCGTGATCGACGACACCGAATTGGACAAGGAGTCAACACGAACTCCGCAGTTGCACAACAAGTATCTATCTTTGTATCATGATATAAGATTGTCAAAGAAGAAATATGAAACTGAATATAGAATATTGCGAAAGAAAAAGTGGGAGTATTATACGGGAAGAATATCCGATGAAGATCTAAAGGAATATGGATGGGAACCATTTCAACAAAAGGTTCTTCGTCAAGACTTGGACATATTCTTGGAATCCGATTCAGATCTCATCAAGTTGAGAGCAAAAATAGAATATCAGAACGAAAAGTGTGAATACTTGGAAAGCGTTGTTAAATCCATTTCTGCAAGACAATGGACCATTCGCAACGCGATTGAGTGGAGAAAGTTCACACACGGAATAAACTAACATGGAAGAAAAGGTCTACATAGAATACAAAGACAATGCATATTTGCGTGTCTTTGCTGATGAATCTCTAGAGAGAAACATTTGTGATTACTTTACTTTTGAAGTTCCAAATGCTAGATTCACTCCCGCATACAGAAAAAGAGTTTGGGATGGGAAGATTCGTCTATACAACATTCACACTAAATGCATATATGCTGGTCTTTTTGACTATCTGTTGGAATATTGTGACCAAAGAAACATCAGTGTCAAGATAGATTCTCGGATACCATTCAACGAGAACAAGTTCACCAAGGAAGATATAGAGAATTACTTTGAGAAGGAATTGAAACCACATTCCAGCGGTAAAAACCTCAAACCACATGAACATCAGATAGAGGGTGTTCTCAAAGCTTTGAATCTTCGTCGTTGTCTTCTTCTTTCTCCCACTGCATCTGGAAAGAGTTTGATCATATACTCTCTTCTTCGCTATTACCAAAACATCATATCTCCAAACGAAAAGATACTCATCATAGTTCCTACCATTTCACTTGTTCTTCAAATGTATAGTGATTTTGAAGACTATTCTTCAAAGGACAAATCTTGGAATGTGGAAGACAATTGCCACAAGATTCACGGTGGGCAGGAAAAAAACACCGATAAACAAGTAGTCATATCCACATGGCAAAGTATATACAAAGAGAACGAAAAGTATTTCAAGGATTATAGAGTCGTCATCGGCGACGAGTGTCATCTGTTCAAGGCCCAATCACTCACATCCATCATGACCAAACTCAAGGATTGTCCATATAGAGTCGGATTGACGGGAACACTTGATGGTTCAAAGACACACAAATTGGTTATTGAAGGATTGTTTGGTAAAGTTCAAAAGGTCATTACGACAAAGGACTTGATGGACAAGAAACTTCTTTCTCCCCTCAAAATCAAGTGCATTGTTCTCGACCATACCAACAAGAACAAGGAAGCCTGCAAGGACTTGAAGTATCCACAAGAGATTGAACTCATCATAAATAATAAAGAGCGCAATGAATTTATTCGCGATTTGACGATAAAAACGAAAGGAAACACACTTGTCCTCTTTCAATATGTTGAGAAACACGGAAAGATTCTTTATGAGATGATAAAGAAGAAGGAAACAAAGAGGAAAGTATTTTTTGTATTTGGCGGAACCGAAGGAGAAACCAGAGAGCAGATTCGTGCTATAACAGACGCCGAGAAAAATTCCATCATTGTGGCATCTTTCGGAACATTCAGCACAGGAATCAACATCAAGAGTTTGCAGAACATCATATTTGCTTCACCATCAAAAAGTAGAATTCGTGTTCTTCAGAGTATTGGAAGACAGCTCAGAAAAAGTGAGGGAAAGAAGATAGCAACACTCTTTGACATTGCAGATGACCTTTCGTGGAAAAGTCGCAAGAACTACACTTTGAAGCATATGGTTGAGAGAGTAAAGATATACAACGAAGAAAAATTTGACTACGACATAACTAGAATAACTATGGAAGGGGAAGAAGCATGAGTAAAAGACCCAGACATAGAGTTTTGAAACTCAGAGACGGATCCGACATAATAGGAAGAGTCATAAAAGTTGATTCCGAAGGAATTGTTGTTGATAGACCGATGATGTATTCAATAGTTCCTGTTACTGAGAATGGTAAGATAAAGTATTTCAGTATTTCCTTCCGAAAGTGGTTTGAATTTGCCAAGACGCAAAGATACTACTTCCCGAAGGAATTTATCATTGCCCATTCAGAACCGGAAAAGGAATTGATACGAGATTATGTTCAAGCAAAGAAGTCCAACGATTTCATTGACGAAGCTCTATCGGAAATTGACGAAGAAGACTTGCAAGGTGTGAACATAGAGGATATACTTGAACAACTGAAAGAAGTAGCACCAGACATGGAAGATGCTGACATAGGATTCTTCGGAGATTCTGGAAACACTGCTTCGGAGAAAAGTTCAAGAAAACAAAACAATGATGACGATGATGATATATGGAGAGGGATACCAAGATTTCAATGAGGGAATAAAACATGGCAAAACGCAAACCTGAAAACTACATAGACAATAAAGAATTTCTGAAAGCAATGATAGAGCATAAAAAGCTCATAAAGAAAGCCAAGAAGGAAGACAAACCGATTCCAGGCGTAAGTAACTACATAGGTAAATGCTTTCTGGACATCGCAACCAATCTGGCAAGAAAACCAAACTTCGTCAACTACATATTCAAGGAAGACATGATAAGTGATGGTGTTGAGAATTGCTTGATGTATGTTGACAACTTTGATCCCAAGAAATCTCAAAACCCCTTTGCGTTCTTCACGCAAATCATCTTCTATTCTTTTCTACGGCGAATACAGAAAGAGAAGAAGTATCTTTATACCAAGATGGCATATTTTCGTGAAATGGATTATCGCAAGGAATTCAAGAACTGGGCAGTCAAGAACGATATGGTTGATTCCGATTCAAACGACCCATATCTTGCGTTTTTCAATTTGAACGAAAAGGACTTGGAGAACTTCACGAAGAAGACCACCAAGAAGAAGACAACAAAGAAGACAAGTAAAAAAAAAGTAGTCGCCGTGGAAAAGAATAACTTGGGAAATTATTTGGAATGAAAGTAGCTATAATAGGGGATACTCATTTCGGCGCCAGAAACGACGCAGAGTTATTTCTGAATCATTTTCTGACATTCTTTGAGGAACAGTTTTTTCCATACCTCAAAGAGAACAACATTGACACTGTGATTCATTTGGGAGATTTCTTTGACCGTCGCAAGTATGTGAATGTGAACACATTGAATCAAGTTCGCAAGAGGTTTTTGAGCAAACTGGAGGGAATCAAGTTTCATTGCATTCTCGGTAATCACGACACATATTACAGAAGCACCAATGAAGTCAATTCATTAAAAGAAATTTTGGGAGAACGGTATTCGTCATTCATTCTTCACGAAGAACCTGTTACAATGGATTTGGCGGGGTTGAGCATTGCGTTGGTTCCTTGGTTGAACAAGAGAAACGCAAAGGATTTTCTGTCTTTCATCAAGAAATGCCGTGCCAAGATTCTGATGGGACACTTTGAAATCAATGGGTGTGAAGTGATTCCTGGCTTGAAGTTCCGAGATGGTTTGGAACCCAAATTGTTTTCACGATTCGATGCTGTATACAGTGGTCATTTTCATGCAAAGCAATCCAAGGGAAACATACACTATTTTGGAACTCCATATCAAATCACGTTTTCCGATGCGAACATGAAGAAGGGGTTTCATGTTCTTGATACTGAAACTGGAGAGTTTGAGTTTGTGGAGAACAAAAACAAGATGTTCCATGTCTTTGTATACGATGAAAACGAGGAATTGAACAAGGAAGATTTCAGGAACAAATATGTAAAGATTCTTGTTGACAGAAGAGAAGGAAGAAGTAACAATGGAGTTGACTTGTTGATTGACGAGTTGAATTCTCTTCCTGTAGCAAATCTCACTGTTGTTGAATTGGACGATGAAAATTCAACAGAGGAAGAGAAGATTGATTTGCAGAAAGATACTTTGACCATAATCTCAGAAGAGATTGATCGCATGGGTATAAATAGTCCAGAGAAGCTTAAGAAGATTATCAATGAACTTTATGTTGAGTCGTTGAATATTTGAAAGGAAATGAAAATGAGAGGAAATAAATTATATTTTTACATTTATTCCTGTAATGATCTCATGAACACAATTGTTATTGGAAGGGTGGGGGGTTTAAAATATGTTTGATCATGTAATTGTAGCTCATCCCAAAGATTATGAATGCTTGCCTATTTGTATTCAAGGTATTTTAGAAAATGTTTCTGGTTCTTCGGGCAAAATATATTTGGTTTCACCAACAAATCCAAACGTAGAAAATGTCGAATTTGTTAATGAAAAAGAGTTTGATCATATTGTAAAATTATCCGATATTAGGGAAAGATTTGTTTCTGCATTGCCAAATACAAACGGATTAATGTCAGGCGGAGATAGGAGTGGTTGGATATACCAACAATTTTTAAAAATGTTTTCGGGGGATGTTTTGGATACGAGTGAGAGATATCATGTAGTTTGTTCGGATACTTTTTTTGTAAACGATCCTCTTCTAGACGAAAACATTTTTCATTATCAGAGAGTTAGTAATATTCAACACTATCCATATGTTGTGACTCTTGACAAGGTTTTTGGGGAAGGTTTTACTGCTAAAGATGGCCATTTTAATTCTCATCATATGTTGTTTAGTAGAACCCATTTTAATGAAATGAAGGATGCGGTTGAAAAAAAACACGACAAACCTTTGTGGAGAGCTTGTATGGATTGTATGTCGTATAATGATGGTGCTGAATTATCAGAATATATTATGTTTGCTAATTGGATGATAAATCATCATCCAAAAAAATGTGTTGAGGTAAATCTATTGCGAACAGACATAAACCGATTGCCTACAAAGCAACAATTAAAACTTTTTCGCGATACCGGATATGTTTATATTAACTCTCATGCTTACAATAGAATTGGATGAAAATTTAAAATTTTTTAAATTTTATAAAATATTTTGAAAGGAAAATAAAAATGAGTAACATCAAAATGATTCGCACACAGAGTAACGAGGAAATCATTGCGGAAGTCGTTGAGGAATCAGAACAGGGAATCTCGTTCAAGAATCCTTGTGTTCTTGGTCCAACCGAAAAGGGACTTGGGTTCTTTCCTTGGATGCCTTTTGCTGAATTGGATGGATTTGTTCTTCCAAAGAGTGAAATTCGTTACACTTTAGTTCTTAAGAGTGAACTAAGAAATGAGTATGCAAACGCATTCAGTAAGTTGGTGACTCCCGATTCAGGATTGAAGTTGGTTCAGTGATTTAAAAAAAATAATTTATATTATGAAACAAATAAAAGTAAAATTTTCTGATTTTTGGCATGGTTTTAATCCAAAGAGTAATTTTTGGACACAGATATTAGATCGCGCTAAAATTCCATACGAAGTGGTTTTTTCGGGGGAAGCTGATTTATTGATTTCTTCTGTGTTTGGAAATAATCATTTACAGATAAACGACTGTAGAAAGAAAATGATTTGGATTGGTGAAAATATAAGAGCAAGAAATTATTATAATTATTTTGATAAAGTATATAGTTTTGACTATGTGGAAGACGAAAAAAACTTTAGATTTATATCAAATTTTTTTGCAAAATTTTCTTTTTCAGATGGGACGATGTCTACAACATCAACATTGTGTTTTTTTTTTAAGT